TCAGCAGTAAGGCCAGATTTTTGTGAAAGCTCAATCACCGCGGTGTTGCCAAAGTAATTCTCGCGCGTCGTATTTTGCATCATGGTATTGCGCATCACTGCTTCTGCGTCTGTCTTAAACGTGAGTCTATTCTTTGCTTCTTCCTTTTCTTTGGCAATACGCGGCAGCGCTTTGCTACGCACAAACTTATCAACGGACAGCTTTGAGACTTGCTCAACAGGGATCTTGCCTGACATGACGTCATTGTAAAAGTCACGGGCAATGTCCCCTAACCCAATGTTCTCCAGACCGGTTTGCCTGCCCATGTTGTAGATGATGTCATCTGGGCGTGCGCGTGTAACAGAAGGGTAGAACTGTTGCTGCGCATAAGGAATGTCACTTAGCACATTTTCACGTGTCCTAGGCGACACTGCCAAATCAGATACGTCTTCATACAACGCGCCAACTTTAAGGTTGTTGTACTCTTCTTCAAGCTTGTTGACAGACATAGTTGCCTGCTCAATTGGGCGCGTAGTTCGAGCGTACTCAGGCAATTCCGCGGGGTCAGCCAAACCTTGCTGTAAGGCAACATCACGATAGCCTTCACGCTGTTGCTGTAGGGCTCGCAACGCATCTTGCGCCTGCGTAAGTTCTGCTTGCTTGGCGTTAAGCGCAGGCCGTACCATGCCTTCAGCAGGTAGGTTAGACTTTTGACGGCGTTTTGCAAGGTCAGTCTGGGTAAGCTCGTAATCAGCAGTGTCTTGCAGGCGATCAGGCGAACGGTACGTAATGCCTTGCGACGCGAGCTTAACCAAAGGATCACCTACGGCGCCAACGTGCCTACGCGTGTAGTTCAGCAATGGGCCATACAGCCATTGCGTTGCAGCTTCGTGGCGTGCCTGCAACTGCGCAGGCGACGGTACACGACTAAGCTCAGATGCTTGGCCTTCAGGCGTTTGCATAAAGTCGTTCAGCCATCCCAACTCTACTGCTCTAAAGTCTTCGTGATCACTGTATCGCGCACTAACAGCGTTCAACGCGGCACCCCCAGACGGCGCATCTGGGTATGCCTCTAAAGCACGTGCTTCGGCGTATTGCTGAAAAGGCGTAGCATCTGCGCGGGCGTCAATCCGTCTTGCGTCCCATTGCTGCATTAAAGCGTTAGTCGATAACTGCGTCTGACCCTCATCGACAACTTCACCCAGCACTTTATGCGCAGCCGTATTTTTTGGCATGCTGTCTGCGCGTGTTGTCGCGGGGTACTGCGGCATCGCAATAGTCGAGCCCGAAGGCCTAACAGCGTACATGCTGGTCGGAGGGGTGAATACATCAGGCACACCGGGTACGAGACTTAAACCTGACTCTCTACGTGATTGCGCTAGGTCGCCTACGCCTTGAGCTACGCCTTGGAGCTTGGCGCCGTACGTAGGCTGGTTGGTCACCGGGTCCATGCGCGTAAGACCCGATTGTGCGTTGACAAAGTCGGATGGGATGTCGCCTATTTGCCTGCCCATTCTCGTGGCCTCAGCGCCCATGACGCGGACGTCATTAGGGGTTAATGCTGGGCGCCTGCCTGCGGGGCGTGCCAACAACCCCATGTGCGGCACCTTGGCTACGTCCATTGCCTTGGACAGGCCTTCCTCAAAAGACTGACCTACGGGTGTGGTAGGCGGTTGCGCCAATGCGGAGCCCGTGATCTTTTTGCCTTGCATGGCTTCTACTGCGATGCTTGCAGGCGTGAGCAGTGGGTTGACAACGGCGGTGTTCACCGCGTCCCGCAGAGTCCTCATCATCATCAGTGGGTTCAGACTTGCAGCGATGGACTTGAAGTTTAGCTCCGCGTTGTCAAGAGGGCGCTCCGGCTTAGGCACAGGCCCGCTATAACCGGGGATCTGTGATGCCAAGCTTGGCTGCTTGGTCAATGCAAGGCGCATTTGGTCGAGACCGGGCTCGTCATCACCGGGTACGTAGTTGCCTAACGCGTCATATGCCATATGGGTTCACCCTTTGCTTGCGGTCCTCGTCGTACGAGTCATCTGCATTGTAAACCGGATCTATGTTTATGAACCCAAGATCTCGCATAATGCGCAAGGCCTGCGTTGTGGAGTCCACCAAGTCATCGTGGCGTACCTCGGGAAAGGCGCAGATCTGGCTAAGCAAGACCTCAGCCCAATCACGCGCCATGCCGGGATTGACCGACGACTCGGGTACGTAGACACGCCCACGTTCGATGATAGGCGCAACCAAGTTTAGGCGCGTAGTCTTATCGGCAGCGCCTGGGTTGTAGCTTCTCACCGGCAAACCGGCGCGCTGCAAGTCCTGTATCAGTGAGATGCCGGCGGACTTATCCTCGACCAGCACCATGTCAACCTTTTTCCCGTGACCAAACTCGTTCTCATCCCCGTAGATGGCGCCGTATTCGTCAATCACCTTAGGCCGAAGCTCGGGGTATTGCATGTACTCTTCCCAGCAATCGATGAGCATGACACTCATAGGCTTGTCCGCGTTGGGCTTAAAGATACCCCACACGGTGCAGGCCGTAGGGTCGTTCTTAGTCTTGTCAGACGTGGCGCAATCATACGACTGAATCACGTACTCAAAGCGAGGCAACGGCTTATCATTCTCCCACAGGCGGAACCAATCCCGTTTGATGATGCCAGCTTCTTCGGGGTCGATGATCTCGGCGTGAATCTCTTGGCGCCCAAGCTTTGTGCCCTCGTATTGCAGGATCTGCTTTTGGAATGTTGGAGCAAGGTTATGGATGTTGTCGTACGTACTGGCTGTGGTAAGTACCACATCCTCGCCCTCCCGCCCCACCAGATCAATCACCAGAGGCTTTGGTTTAGGCGTTGTGGTGCATATGAGCCTAGGCCGCGTACCCAGTCGCATGCCGAAGTTCAGCATATTCCAAGAGTCGTCCAAGTAATCCCAGGCAGCCAGCTCATCCAACCACCCGCCGTGAAACTGCGGACCTCGGAAGCGGTTAGGCTCAGACGCAGGGATTCCTTTGATGATAGAGCCATTGATCAGCTTTATCTCATGCAAGGACTTAATGTAGTCGGAGATCAGTATCTCAGGAATAACACGCAGTAGACCGGAGTCGCCCTCAAAGCACACGTCACGCACATCAGAGCTTGTTGGCGCTGAGACCAACCACCGCGTACTCGGGTTCAACCAAGCTTCCCACCAAGTCCACTCAGCTGCGCACCGCGTCTTGCCTGCGCCTCGACCTGCAAGCAACAGCCAAATCGTCCACCACTCGCCTCGTGGCGGGATCTGATGCGTATTCGCAATTGTGAGCCACTTCATCCGCGCCTGAGTCGCGGCCTTGTGCTCAGGTGTTAGCTTGTTGAGGTCAGGCCCGCCTTTGATGCGAGCGGCGAACTCATTTGCCTTTGCCGGACTTAGCATCTGCTTGGCGCGTTGCTAACAGGTCCTCCAACAGAGCACCGGCAAAGTCGTGCACGTGATCAACTTCAATGGGCCCGTCATTCTTGCCGGTGACCTCAACTTTGGAGTTCTCACGATACTCAGCGGGGAACCTAGCCGCCATGCTCCGGCTCCAAAGTCCTGTGTTCAGCTTCGGCCCGCCGGGGTTCTCGATCATGTGATTCTGGGCAAGCTCTTCCCAGTAGCAGAGCGCATCGAGTCGTGCTTGTTCAAAGGCGTTTCGAAATTCCTCGTGTGCGCCGACCCAAGCATTCATGTTATGCAGCCCGATATTAAGAATCGAGCAAATCTGCCACTTGGACTTGCCTAAAGTGCCAAGAGCAATAACTTCGTCGCAGTATGCGGGGTCGTACTTTGAAGGACGGCCCAAGAACTTACCGTTCTTAGATGGTGTCTTTGTAGTCATGGTGCAATTGTATCCTTGTTGTCGAAAAAATGTTCATCACTGCCCAGCCGGTAACAGGTAACAAGTAACAACCACGCCAGAAAACGCTATATATACGAATAGCATATATCTCTATTTATATATCTATAATTTATATTTTTATAGTTACCTACTGTTACTCTGTTACTATTCAATCCAGCAAAGGCTTCCAGAGGTTACAGCTCAAGTAACAAAATCTCCAAGTAACACCTCTTATAGCCCAAAAAAGCCTTGTTTTATGCAAATTGATCACTTTCTATTTCGGAAAAAAAGTTGTAATAGAAGGTGATCAATTTGCTGGGCATTCACGAGTCGCTCGACTACGACAGCTTATTTTCAGCATTTAGCATCTTATTTTGGCCCAAAAGTAACAAGTGCTTTGCGCCTCAAAAGCTGCCATCTTGCTGCAATTCACGTTGCAATGCAGTCTCAGTGTCCTTGACAACGTGCGCCCAGGTAGGCTCGCCTCTGCCTTTTTGCGCAGCATCCTCAGTGATAATCGTAGTAAACCGTGCCGGCTTGCCCTGCGCCTTGATCAGCCTGCTAGGTTCAATGGCCCCTTGCGACTCCATAGCCTTGCGGATGTAGTGCACCTTAGCCCTGCTGTCATGGCCCCATCTTTCACAGAGGACTTGCAG